TTATTTGATTTTTTCCAGTATAGATGTAACCGTTTCAGCCACGGTTGCGTCCTTTGCCTTGAAAATAAAATATAACGCAGCAATGAAAAGTGCAAACGCAAGTGAGCCGAGAAAGCCGCAAAGCACGGATGCCCAGAAATTGTATCTTGGTTTTACGTGGCAGGATTTTTCGCGCCTTTCAATGGTTTTTTCTTTTCCCAAACACTTCTTTTCCCTCGCCGTTAACTCATTTTCTTTCGATTGCAGTTCCTTTTTTGTTTTTTCGTTTTCAACACGCATTTTTTCATTGTTGCTTGCAATAACATCAACCTCTTTGCGCTTTTCGTCCAGCGCCACATGCCCCGTTGTTATAAGATTGCCTATGAACCAATTTAAAAATTGCTCCGCTTTCGTGGCATACAGGTCAATCATTTCATCGCTACATTGACCGGATTGCCAATCCGAAAGTTCATCGTCTGTCGGTTTTCTTCCCTTGTTTTTGGCGGTATTCTTTATATGCGCTGCCTTGCCCTCTTTATAAAACCAATACGTTATCATGGCAAGAATTTCCGAATTGGCTCTTTTCTTGATTTCATTGAAAAAATACGGCTTGTTTGTTTCGGCAACGCCGTTTTCTAAATCATTCATTGGCAAATTCAAATGGGGTTATTTGTAAAAGACGTCTTGCTTCGTTCCACGCCCTATTAAAGTCTTCCGGCGTGAATAGTGGGCGTGGAGGCTTTTTTCTTTTTTTTACATTTCCGAAAATGTAATCTTCAATAGGTCCCGTTTTTCTTTCCGCCTCAATAATATCCTCCATTGTTATTCTTATCTCAGGAATCCTTTTGTCCGCCACTAAGACGTTGTCCTGATTTTCAATGTGTGCGTCCATAACTCACTGTATTTTGTATATAAATTTTCAATTTGAAAGTCTGCTGCAAAGATACAATTTATTTGCAAAAAATTTACATGCAAAGTTATTTGCAAAATTATTTGCAAAGTTATTTACAAATTGGTTTTTCCCACTGCCCTCTTTTTTCGTATCTTTGCCGCAGAATTTTTAAAGATATATAACGATGAAAAAACTGTTATTTACATTAGTTTGTTTGGTAATGATTGCAGGGTGCAAAAAGGATGAGGCGCCAAATACATCGCTTGAGGGGACGTGGGAATTTGTGAATTATAGGGATTTTATCTTGCCCGGATATGAAGAAACGGTTGTTGTAAACGATTCTATGCAGTTTTTTAATGTAAAATTGGAAATCGTTAGGAAGATTCATCTGCTCGTTTATAGACGCTGAGCCTTGTCTGTGGTGCAATTTTAAGTCTTGCGGGACCGGTTTGTTTGACATAACAAAAAATTTTTTAAAAAAGTACAGCCGCCTGTCCTGCTGTCAAACAAACCATTGTGGGCGTTTTCGGGTGCATTAACACTCCGAACAGGGGTGCGGCTGTACGAAATATCGTACTTTACTCTTGGTGAGTTTTTACTCTAAAAATTCAAATTTTTGGACAACAAAAAGTTAGAATAAAAAAACCGACTCTCGTCGGGTGGCTCACCACCCACAATATTTGTTTGACGCTGCAAAGATACACATTTTTTTAATACGACGAGGGGAAAAAAATATTTTTTTTCAGAAGCGCAAGGTGTACGGACTTATAATTATGAAAATCAAGAAGTTGAAAACTTGAGGTCACAATTTGTGACCTCAAGTTATTTTACAACGCATTTTTATTTGCATAAAAGTTGTATCTTTGCCGCAGAATAAAAAGTAAAAACTTATGAGCGTAGATTTGATAAAATTATGGGAAGTGGCTCCATGGTTATGCTTGATAGTAATATGCGTCATTGCAACCATTTTCATCACGCGCCTTTTTGACAGAACGAAAAGACACGATGTGGCTATCGCAGAAACAAGGTCGGATATAAAAGGGGTATCGTCAAAATTAGATAATCTCATTGGTTCTGTGTCGGGGATGCAGATTGCATTAGATTATCTGTCCGCATCCGTATCATCAATGCAGACCGGAAGTGCATCAAGGATAAAAAGCCCTATGCAACTTACAGAACTCGGCGATGAAATTTTAGAAAAAAGCCACCTGAAAGCAGAAATTGACGCTATCAAAGATTTTCTGTTTGACGAAATAGAAAGCCGTCATCCCGAAAATGACGCTGATGTTGATTCGGAATGTTTTAGTATCCTGTTTGGGATGTTTAGCAATAAGATGTTTGCGGAAACAAGAATGTTTATATATGAGAATCCGGTATATGGCGGAGAACAGTTAAACGGGCTTATGGTTTCCCGTCTCGGAGCTATCTATCTGAGAAATTTATATATCAACGAAAGTAAATTGGCGGTAGAGTGGAGACAAACATAATAGTGCCGGAAAGGGAAGATGATGTTGGGTTATCCATCATCCAAAGCATACACGAAATAAGAGGTGCAAGGGTGATGCTTGATTTTGATTTGGCAGAGCGGTATGGCGTGGAAACACGGGCATTAAAACAATCGGTGAGAAGAAATTTAAAACGCTTTGAGGGAGATGACTTTATGTTTGAATTAACTAAAAATGAGATTGTTGAACTTTCAAGATCACAAATTGTGACCTTGAACAAAGGACGTGGAAGCAATATAAAGTATCTGCCTTTTGCTTTTACCGAGTTGGGCGTAGCGATGTTAAGTAGCGTATTAAATTCGGATAGGGCGATAGAGATAAATAAAAACATCATGCGTGCCTTTGTTGCTTTTCGTCAATACGCCTTAAATTATGCGGAACTGAAACGTGAACTTGAGATGTATATGAATAAAACAGATAGAAAAATAGACGATATTTATAGCGTATTAGACATGCTTGTATCGCATAAAAAAGAAATTGAAAAACCCCGAAATCCAATCGGGTTTCGACTAAATAATTAATGATGAAAAAACTATTATTTATCACGCTATTAGCACTGGCGGTTTGCGGGTGCAAAAAAGACGAGGCACCGGTTGATGAGGTTACGACGTTTGAGTGTGTGAATTTCAGGGACTGGTTAATTTTTTCGGAAGACAAGGATTTGATTTTGGATCCGGATACGGAAAGGATTGATTCGGTTGCCATAGATACGTGTTATTATATCTGGGAGTTTCACAATTTGCATGAAAATAAGGGAAAATTATATCTCACTCCCTATAGCAAAGGAGTTTTATATTACAGTATTAAAATGCCAGAAGGCTCTTGGAAACCCGGGCATATGAATATAGTGCCAAGCGAAGAAACGCCTTTTGAGGCGGATTATTATTTCAGCAATGATTCACTTGTAATAATAAACACTACGACCGTAAATTATTTAGTCAAAGAGAAAACAGCGGATAAAATAATTTTACTGCTTTTATATGACGATGGCGATGAATTTGAATTTATACTCATAAAAAAGCCGGACTAAAAATCCGGCTTTTTCAAAACATGCAAAATAACGCCCTAAATAGGCGTTTTTCCGTGTCCTGCCTGTGAAATCAACCAACTGACATTATTGGGAGTGTCAGGGTGCGCAATCAGTTTGATTTCCTGCGCCTTTTTCGGCGTTGTAGCCTCTGTCATTTCTAAGATAAATCCTTTTAACTCCAATCCGAAATAATTGAACCGGATGTACCCACGTGGCTTTTTCATCTTTTCGGGCATTGCAAATTGGTATGCCGAATCAAAATCAAATATGATGGGTTTAAACAGCGGCGCTCCAAGGTCATAAATCTTTACAGCATCCCTTTCGCTCACCGATGCCTCTCCGTCCAATGGAATTTGAGAAACCAAATTGCTATCCACTTTCTCGGAACTTATAAACCTGATTTCACTTTGTGCCGGCAATTTGTCGCTATATGCCGCCAATAATCTGCTGTTACGCATTATGTTTCTTTTCGGCGACAGAAAGAAGTTGAAAAGTCCTTTTTGTTCGAGGTGGTGATTTACGTCCTGTTCTACTATAAGTTTTCCATTGCTGTCTTTTCTCACTGCTACAAAAAACATGTCGTTGTCAGATTTACTGTCCGTAGATGATTTTTTTGAATACTCCCACCGTAGCCATTGAATACCGAAACTGTCGGCGCGGTATTTTCCAACAAAAGATTGTTCAATGTTGTCTGCTTCTAAGTATTTGAATTCGGATATAAATTCTACCGTTGTGTTAAATTCCTGCCTGCCATTGAGTTTGTCATAATCCTTGTTCGGATAGCCGAATTTGAAACGATTTTTTATATTTTCAATGTAAGGGCTGACTTTTATTCGGCTCACCCGTCCGATGTTGGCAATTTCGGTGTTTGGGTCAAAAACACTTTCTTTTGAAAGGAAATACATTTTGTTGCCCTCTACTGCTGCTCCGCAGCCGATTACTCCAGTCAAAGCATCGTAAAAATCGCTGAAACAGCCCTTGCCAACCGCTCCTTCTATGCCGCGTATAGCGTCCGCCGATGTTACCATGATACGGTCTTTGTACTGCGACAGGTAGTGTTGCCCACCATCCTGTATTTCATCAACAAAATTGTAATCATCCGTTCCGCGCATCTCTTTGAAAATCTTTTGCGCCCAGTCTTCTAATTGGTAGGCGCGGAAAGAAAATGGATTTGTAACAACACTCCCATAATATTCAAAAGAACATCTGCCCGATAATTCTATTACGCTTGCAATAACTGATGGCGAAACAATCATGCCTGAAATATCAAAACCTATTTCTAATTTTATTGTAGAATTTATATTTTTAAGCATTATTGTATCATTATCAAGAATAATTGGAATGGATACCTTTTCATCATGAGGGTATGATTTCAAATTAAAGTCTTGGTCATAAATAACATAAGAATCCGGAGTTGAATTATATACCTGACTTATTCTTATCCTTAGACGAAACGAACTATCGCCATTTAAGTAAATAATGCTAGCCGGAACAAATCGCAAAACAAGTTCTTGCGATATTTTTACCTTTATGGTTTCATTTTGAGTAACATCTTTTATTTCCCAAAACGGAATTTCTAAATCAGAATCTTGAAAAATATAGTTATTAGTCCATATTGCTGACAAATCTTTATTTAACTTCATTGTTGCATTTTCTGTCATTCCCAGAAATTCAAAAACGTAATAAAACCCGTATTGACCCTGCTCCCGATGCACATCAAAGTTAATTGTGTTTTTTTGATATATTTCATACACCGCTGCCTCAAATAGATTCATCCCCTTTTCCACGCTCACCACCTGTGATGTATCGCTGTCCATCGGAATATCGTAGGTATTCTTCTCTTTTGCTAACAGCATCTGTTTAATTCCTCTTTCATCAAGTCCAACGATGACGTGATGCTGCCATGATTCATATTCGCTGAAATTAATGCCGAACTCCGCCTCAAAATCGTATTGATAGGTGTTCATATTGCCTTTTTCGACTTTCAGCGTAACATCGGCGTTAAGTCCGAAGTTGTCGTAGTACTCTCGCAGCATGTCCGCCGCTTCTTTGAAGAATTGGATATTGTGCGCTACTTTCGTGCCATATCCAAAGTATTTGGTGTCTAATCCCCACTCTACCCCGTAATCTTTCCATCCACCGGGGAGATGGTCTAACACTAATTCTTTTGTATCAACGGTTTTATTGCCGTTGCTGTCTATAAATTCCGTTCTACCTATTAAGGTGAACCGGTAGGGTTTGGGTTGAATATTCATGATGCTAATTTTTTAGGTTCTATAAACTGTGGTAATGCCATTTGAAGATACGGAAGTGCATTTTTGTCTCTTTTTGCGAAATACTTTACCGCCTTGTATTTCATCCAAACATTATAAAAATGTTCTCTGAAATCGCCTAATAAAAAATTGGGGTACAATTTCACATTCGGTATAACCCGTCCATCGGGATAGGTGTGCGTGTATGTTGGGAAATCGTTTGGCTCCAGTCCCTTTTCCTCTCTTACCCAGTTGGCAAACATTTTTCCTTCCGATATATCGGGTACCAATCTGTCGGGCAGTTCGTATCCGTATCTTTCAAGCGGGGCTATGAGGACACATGCAATTTCGCTAAGTATGGAAAAATGCGTCGGCGGAATTTGTAATTGATTTGCCACATATCTTTGTAGGTGATATGGCAGCCTGCTTTTGTTTTGTTGTTCCTTGCGCTCCAATTCTTCCCATCGGCGGTTTACTTTTATTCGGAGTTCTTGGCTATAACCGGTGAGCAGGTCAAAACATTGCATCTTTGTTAAAAGATATTCCCTATGTTGCTGATTGCCGGTCCCGGGGTGCGTATATACCCCTACCCAAATTTGGGGAAGGGTCATTTTGCGGTAACTTTCATCCAGCGCATCACAATCACGCAAGACATGGTCATGTCTTTTTCCCGTAATTTGTGCGATTTCTCTACTCGACATAGTTTTTATGCCATCTGTAATTTTAATTAGTTGATCCATAATATATCTATTTAAAAATTTATCTCAAAAACAAAGGCGCATCTTCAAACTATCCTAAATTGTAGCGACAGGAATAATCGAAATGCGCCTTTAATATCTTCTAACCGTCGCTACATGGTTCTATTTCAAATAACAGACTGCAAAAGTACGGCGCGTTGTTTTTTGGCACGCTACCGTTGAAAACTTTTTTTTGGAGATTGTAAATGGCTGTGTTATAAAAAGATAAGAGCCGCTTGTTGGCGGCTCCGTGTCTTTTTTTTGTGATGTTATTAGTTTTTCCGAATTTTAGACGGGTCGTTTGTGTCAATTTCGGATACATTAATTCCTTTTATGGATAGGTATTTGTCCCGAATTGGTATTGCAAACAAAGGGGAGTAGTATAAGAGCGGATTGCCCTCTCTGTATGCAAGCATTTTTATAGAGTCAATGTCGGCGTCGCTCAAGAATTTGTCAGGGTACATGGCTGCCGTATCCATGCAATACTGTTGAATGTCGTAGGCGTTTTTGCCATCAATGTTTTCTTCAAGGTTGTCATATATCTTGTCCCAATTTCTGGCAATCATTTCCTCTGCATTTATGATTTTCGACTTTTCTTTTCCAATGTCGGTAAGACGTATGGGACTAAAAGATTCTGCCATAGGGGATGCCCCCTTTTTAAAGATATTAAAACTTTCTTTTATAAAGTCAAAACTCCCCTTCAAATACGACAGGTCTTTTCTTATTTCGTCAATATTTGCCTCTATTTTATTGTTTGTCTTTACCAATCCGTCATGCGAATTGTTTATGGTTGTAACCTTTTTTGTTACCCAGTAAACAAGCCAAAACGCCAATAATAACAGAGATAATATTGATGCAAAAGACCCAAATGGGGACAATAATGAGTTTTTTAATATTTCAGCCATAGCACTATCTTTGTAAAAAATTTGTTCGCTGCAAAGATACAATTTTTATTTTAATTAAAATTTACATGCAAAGTTATTTGCAAAATTATTTGCAAAGTTATTTGCAAATTGGTTTTTTCCACTGCCCTCTTTTTTCGTATCTTTGCCGCAGAATTTTTAAAGATATATAACGATGAAAAAACTGATTGTTTTATTGGCTGTATTATGCGCTCTGGGCGGGTGCAAAAAAGAAAACTCCGACGCAAGTCCACAGAACCCATTCATCGGAACATGGTATCTCGAATACACGATGGATAGCGCTAAAACAATGAAAATTCCATATTACGAGTATCAAAGCGAACAGCCATATCTCGTATTTGGGGAAGATACGATAGTTCGCTATAACACTCGTAAACTTAATAATATTTTTGGCGGTGCATTTTGTTTCCTCAGATACTCTTACTCGATGGACTCAATAAAACTGCTGAATGACAACATAAATTACCAAATCAAAGAAGATACGCTGTATTTATATGGTAAATACAGTTGGGGAATGATACACATCTCGTGTGTTTATTTTGATGTGTATCCAAATTATTGGTACTGCATATTTTCCAAATCCCAAGAAAATCCCTCTACTTCTTACTAAACATTTCCTCAATATCCGGTGGTGTCTCCGGGTGCATCATCACCCTCCATTGCTGTTGTCCCCTTTTAATTGAATCCTGCGGAATTTCAAATGGAAATCCTTGCATAACCACGCCGTTATATTTAAACTCAATATAACCCCTTGGGTCTCCTGCCATCAGTTGCGTTACATTTTTACGAAGCCCCGTTTTAAACTCTGCAATAATCGGGGTAAACAGTTTTTCGCCCATGTTGCCAACGCGGACATCTTCTTTTTCAACTATAACATCAGGGTTTCCGTTGTTAAGCAGCATAGACGTTGTAACGTTAGCATCCACCTTGTCGGATGACACATACCGCACATAGTCGTTTATCATTTTGTCGTAGATGGATGCCAAATACGGATACCACTTCATCATACATCGTTTTGGCGTTAGTTGGGCGTTGAATGCCCCCCTGCGTCGCATTGGCTGTATGGTCGGTGTATTGTCAACAGTGTATTTTCCCTGAAATTTCTGTGCGCACACGATAAACAGGTCATTGTCGGAAGAGCTGTCTTTTGTTTTATTTTGTCCGAATTTCCATCGTATATCCTGTATTCCAAAACTGTCCGCCCGAATCTTGCTTATTATATCACGCTTGCTGTTTAACGATATGATTGGCGATTCAAATTCAAGTCCGATGTTAAACTCTTCCCTGCCGTTTTGTTCTTCGTATGTTTGGTTTTCGTATCCGATTTTGAATTTGTTGAAAATCCATTCTGCCTGTGGTGTTGAAAATTCCAAGTCTTTTACTTCGCCAACGTCTAACAGCAGCGTATTCTTTTCCCATATCCAGTTCTTTGGAACAATCTGTATTTGCTGGTCTTTGGTCTGCATACCAATAAAAAACATGGCGTCGAGGCTATCAAACATATCTTTCCACGATATTACACCTTTGGCTCCTTCAATTCCACGAATAGCGTCCGCACTCGTGATAAAGTATTTTTCGTTGATGTTGTGTTCTAATAAGTGCGTTACGATGTCGTTTTCTATCTTGCAACATTTTTTTGTTACCTCGTTGACGAAATCTATGATGGGGAGCGCTTTGAATGAAAATACAGGGGTTTGGTATGTGCCGTTGTATTCAAATGATACTTCGCCGGACGTATTTAAGTTGAAAAAATCGCTGTACTGACTTCCCGTGTCAATGGCACCATTTAATTTTGTTTTATATCTTAGCTCGTACTTTGACTTTTCATTTGTCATTTGAAGTTGGACGGACGCCCTTATTGTTTTTTTAAACCTATCCGAAAATTCCTGTTTTTCAATTATTGTTTTTTGCGACTCCGCCCTCTGTTTTACAACACCATTTACGAGTTCGACAATCTCAAATGACAACTCGGCTGAATCAATTTTTTCAATATACGACGGTTTGGTTTCGTATCCAATTGAAATATCAACATTACACGTTATTATGTGGTCTCCACTAATTGTATCAACTTTTTCTAAAAAATGCTGTTTGTCAGGACCGGCATTAGGGTTACTTGGATTAGCAACATGATCCCAGTCTGTCCTTTTTTGGAAAGCAAATTCAGGAGATTTAATTGATACATTGTCGTCATCAATCATCATATTAAAACAAAGATTATTATAATCGTACTGATTCCCCTGATATTCATAGACTGGAACCCTGTAAAACCTTATTGTATTTCCTTCAAATATAAAATACTTTGCAAACTCAATAAAAGTCATTCCTTCTGCGGTAGATATATTTACCGCCCTACTGGAATCAATATCAATCTCGTACTTAGTACCGCCATAAGCATTAAGCATTTGCGGTATTCCTTTGTCAATGATAGGCGCTTCAAAGAATAGCCTGTTGTTTGACGTTTTTGAAAAATCCACGCCGCCGACATAATCAACAAAATACGTCAGCGTGTTTCTATCTAAGCGCTCAACGGTGAACTTACATTCGCCGTTCATGCCATAATTCGACGCTATGCGCCGCAGAAAGTCGGCGCCTTCTTTGACGAATCGCATCGGGACGCTTGCCCTGCGGCTGTACCCGAACACGTCTTTGTCTAAAAACCATTGGTTGCCATACTCTTTCCATCCTTCGGGTGGGAGTTCTAATACGAGCTTGTCGCCGTATGCCTCTAATGTAAATCTAAAATCTTTTGGGAACATGTTATATAAATTTTGTCATTCTATTTATGTATGTGTAATGCGCCGACCCTTTTTTTGTGATTCTCGTCAGCCCGTTTTCGTCAATATTGACCTGCATGCTTGCTTTATTCTTTTCCACCGCCCTCACAATCTTTTTACCCATCTTGTCAAAGTCAACTTGCAACGCCCGTGCGTACTCCGCGTTATCGCTCGTGTCGGAAGCGGATGTGGCAACACCCCTCACACGCTCCGCCATCAGTGCGTTCCAATCGGGAAACACGACCGAGTGGCGTGGAATATCCATCACGGTTGCGACCGCCGGTGTTTCGTAGATGCGACCCGATGGCGTTTGGACGTATTCGTGTTTGCCGGCATCACCGGTAACGGCGTAGCCGCCGGGGTGGTCGGGGGTGCCGTAGCGGTATTCGGGTATCTTCTTGGCTATGACGAGCGCCATCTGTGCCGCTCCCAACGCTGCCACGATGCCGACGTATGCCGCAATGAACGCGGGCGCAGCAAGTCCGCCCTGTGCGCCTGATGCCGTCGCCGCGATGATTGCCTTTGCCGTTTCGATGCCTATCTGTACGACAGCCTGCGCCTTTTCCCACTTCGCCTGTTTTATCTTTTCCTGCTTTTTCTTCTCTTCGATGGCGTCTCTTTGCGCCTGCAACTGCTTTTCCTGCTCCATTGCCCGCTGCTCGATAGCCTCTTTCTCCATCGCGTAACGTTCTTCCGACATCGCCTTTTCGTCCAAGTCGGCGAGTTCCTGCTCTTTGCGCTCGTTGTTTTTCTCCATCAACTCATCGATTTTAGCCATCTGTGCATCTAAGGCGATGATGTTATTGTCAGAGGCGGTTTTGACGGCTTCAAAGATTAATCCTATTGCCTGCTTGGAGAGTTCTTTGATTTTGTCCCACTTGGCTTTTTCAATGTCTATCTGCTTCTTGGCGGATTTTTCGTTGTCGGAGATGATTTCGTCGTTGGTCTTTTTGCAGAGTTCGACCTCCATTTCCGCAATCTTCTTTTCAATATCCAATCGCGCCTGCCCTTGTATTCTTGAATCGTCTAACAGTTGATACAGCAGGTCTATCTCCGACTGCGCGATGTTCTGCTGTGCTTCGCGGGTGATACGCACTTTCTCTTTTTCGTATTCTTCGTGGGAGATAAGCCCTTTGGCATATTGGTCGGACAGGTCAACGAGCTGGGTAGATGTTTCCATCTCCGCCGCTTTTATACGCGCCTCTTGGTTTCGCTTGGTGTATTCAATAATTTTCTCTATTCGCTTTTCCTCTTTATCTTTCCAATCTTTCAGTTCGTCGGCGTGGAGTTTGTCAATGTCCATGTTATACTTCTCGGCGAGCAGTTTTAGTTGGTCGTCTAATGCCTTACGCGCCGCGATGGTCATCTTTTTGGTTTCGTCCTTTTCCTTTTTGTCGTCGTCCAACTGCGCCTGTATCTCTTTTTTCCGCTTTTCGTACTCGGTCGTCAGTTGCAAATGCTGCTGGTTGAACTTGTCCTGCTCCAATGCTATCTCTAACTTGGTGCGTTCTTCGATGGCTTTTAACTCGAAGTCGTACTGTTTTTTCAGTAGGCCCTGCCGTTTTTTTACTTCCGGCTCGTGGATCTTGGTTAGGTTCTGTTGGTGTATCTTTGTTACTATTGCTTCTTTGCTGTTGTAATCGTCCGTGAGACCCAACAATGCCTCTCTTTCCTGCTGTTTTATTTGGTACAATTCCTCTGCGTTCCCCTTGGCGAGTTTCCTTTGTTCTGCATAATGGGCGATAATTTTCTTTCGCTCTTCCTCTATATAGCCTGAAAGCAGTTTTAATTGTTCTTTGTAATGTTCTTGTTCTTTTTCTACTGCTGTTTTGTTATAGTCGTCAAGCATTTTGAGCATATCAACCTGTTTTTGCTGTGCTTCGAGTTGGGATTTGATGGCATCTTCGGTTTGTTTTCGGAGAGCGATTTCTTCTTGCATTGCATCGGTGTATTTTTTGGTTATTTTTTCAAGTTCATCCTTTGCGTTTGCCTCTTTCTCGTCAATCTCGTTCAGCAGTTTCTTTAAAACAGCCTCTTCCATCATTGCATCAACCCCATTCGCCATAAGTTTTAATCTATTGTCTTGTAAAAATGTTAGCCGCTCTTCTATCTGTGCCCTGCTTTCTTCATGTTTTATTTGCATTGCCACTAATTCGCCCGATTTCTCTATCTGCATATTTTTCAATGCTTCCATCATTGCAAGTTTTTCCATCACCGGCAATAGCATTTCGTGCGCCCTTGTTATATCTTCTAATGTTGATTTCTCAGAAAGAAGATTTGGGAGATAAATTCCGTATTTTTCGTTGATATTCTTTATTGCGTCCGCCCGTTTTGCAGTTCCTTCGCTATATACAATTGCTGTTTGGAACAGATTTTCCAACTCTCCGGCTTCTTTTTTGATTATTTCCGTTGATTTTTCCATAATTTCGTTGAGCAGTTTTTGCTCCATTGCCGCCTTTGAGTTAGATGTGGCAAAATCATAACACATCTTTCCCAATACGGCAAGTCCAGCTGCCAATGCAATATATGGGCACGCATACATTGCAGCATTAAGAAGCCATTGCGACGCTGTTGCCGCGCCCCTTACAACGATATATTTTGATTCCGTTGCCGCTTGTAATGCCGTCATCATGGCGCTTTGCTTTTTGAGGGCATTGGATATGGTAAGCAGGGAATTTGCTACTGCCTGTGCGCTTGCTACTTTCTGTATTATGAGTTTGAATTTTTCGTTTTCTTTTCCAAGAAGCCCCATGGTTCCATACCACGCCTGCATTCCGGCATTGACTGTCTGTATGCCTTGTAATGTGGCTTCAAAGTTTGATGACGATGATGCGAGGTGTTTTATTCTGTCCCCAACCGCGTCAATGTTTGCTTGTAATTTAGCCGCCTCTTCTGTTACGTCCCGGAATCGCTGTTTCATTTCGTTGGTTGCGTTTCCGGTTTTCATCGCTTCATATAGTTGCTGTGCCTCCCGTTTCAATTCGTTTAATTGCGCTTTCATTGGTTCGGCGTCCTTTGCGGCGTCAAGCATTTCTTTGGTAAAGGCGTCAATTTTAATCGTCGTGTCGGAAATGGTTTTTTGCAAGTCCTGATATTCTTTACTCGTTGTATCGCCTTTGGCTGCCAAGTCCTGCATGGCTTTTGAGGCGTCGGCTAATGTTTGTTTCATTCCGTCAAGAGCCGACTTGTAATTGCCGATGTTCATTTTTTGTTGCGAAATCGCATCTTGGTTCAGCCTGATAACATTCGTGTTGTTATCAATTATTGAATTTAATTGTTGTATTTTTTCGACATCGGTTTCCGTGTTGAGTTGGTCCCTGATAATGCGCAACTGTTTATTTTGGTCGCGAAGTTCGGCTATTGATTTAGCCTCTTGCTTTACAGCGCCAATGTATCCACCGGAAGCCTTTTGTTTTGCTAACATCAACTCTGCCTCCTGTTTTAATTCGCGATTCTTTTCCGCATTTTGCACCCTTAGCAGAGCGTTCACCCTTGCCTCATCTTCCATTGCAGCTTTAAGCCTTGTTTCCAATTTTATTTTTTCTTCCTGCAAACGCTGAATTTCCCGCATTTTGACAGAGGCTTCATCGAATGCCTTGTTGCTGTCATGTACCAATTTTATTAAGACTCCAAACGAGTTGTTTTTTCTCATTTCCTCATTCAGCTTAACTGCCCCTTCAAGAAGGGAGAGCAGCTCTCCATTAAGACTGTTGAAGCTCTTTTTTACCTCCGCTATCTGTTCGTTGATTGCTTTTACATCAAGTACCTCATTAATTAATTCTGCCATGTTATTGTTTTTTGTATTTTTTTCTAAAAAATTTTATTTATCCGTTTTAACTTTCATCAGCCTCTCCATCTCCAAAAACTCCGTAACCGTTACTACCTTCCTATTAATCCGAAAGCCCATAAACTTACTCACGATATTGATCCACCGGAGAAAGTCCGCCTCGGTCAGTTTTCCGGTTCCATCGTTTTGATTTGCCTTTTCGAGTTCACTTTGAAGCGAGAGGAGCGTTTTGTTGTCCCGTTTTATCAACGCCTCGACGTCGCCACGATAGCCGATTTTTTGCAACATGGCTTTCGCCTCGTCGTTATCAAATTGTATCATTAATGCGCCGATTTTGATTTTGTTTTCGAGCAGAGCAATCTTTTTCGCTAAGTCGAAGATATAGTTGTGTTTCACGTTGCCGCTCTTGGTGGCATACTCTTCGTTGATACCGTTCCATATCTCGGTCAACTCTTCGTCGGTGGCATCTTTGCTGAGCCTGCGGAGGTTGTTGTTGACGGCGCAGTCAATAAACACGTCTAAGGTGATTGTATCACACGAAATATTCAATCTCTGTTTTTCCATTTTTATCAAAATTTTGTAAGGTTGTAAAATCGTAGTCGGAGCATCGGAAGAATACGATGATTTCTCCGGTGCGTTTCTGTTCGGCGATTGCTAACTTTTTGATTGCATCTCGCTTTTCGTAGTCAATTGGTTTTTGTTTACATCCGCAGTCGTTCATACTTGTAAGGTTTTTCTCACGTCTGACATGAATTTATCGTTAAAGGTTTCTGTTCTATAATAATCCAATCCGGTTTCATTCAGTCCGAGCGCCTTTGGATACTTGGCAATGATGGCAGGATTGAGTTTGTTGGTGTTGATAAAGAAGCCGCCGTCTTCAATTTTAAACTGAATACCGCTCTGCCAATAACCGGTGATCCACAGGTTTGGAACTTCTTTTTTTCTGTCAGGATATGGGCTTAAAAATCCTTCCGGCGGAGTCAATTTATATTTGTACTCCATATATGCCTTTGCTTGCTCCTGTGTTTTAAAATATGGGTCAGTAAGATATGTAGGCGTTAAATCGTTCCCTTCATTATCTTTTCCTGCCCATAATTGGTCTTTTTGCAACTGTGTCAATTCTGCCGTGTCTTCTGCGATGATTTCCACCGCAATTTCCTCGACATCAAGCGCATCAAGCCTATTCAAAAAATCACTTATCGTACACATTGCTTTGTTTAAAAAAGGGGCGTTGCCGCCCCCAACCAAATTAAAACCTAAAACTATGAACAAAAAGTAAAATTAGGACACGTTTTCTGGAGCCTTTTCGGGCGCGGTCAAGAGAGTATAAATCTTCTTTAACTCAGCCTCGCGCTTCGCGTCTTTGAGTTCTTGGAAAATCTCTTTTGTTAAATGTTCAACAAAATCCTTTTCCGTTACCGACCTTGCCCACTCCTGATTGAAATCTACATTGTTAATCTTCATTATAACCTCCTTTCTATGCTACGTTGTCAACAAATGGGGTAACTTGTTCAAATCCGATAATGCCTTTTGCTACCAACTTGCTTACGGAATCCAATGCAACATTGATTTTGTAAGGCGGAGTTAAACCTGTGGCTGTTATCTTGAAAGACTTGTTTGTCGGGACAGCGGCAACAGTGGTAACGTTTACGGCGGTACCGTCTGACTTCGTCAGTTTCCACAATGACGAATCTGCCAAATTGGATTCGTAATCATCATACAGGCTCACACTTCCACATTCGGTCAATACTTGGTATTCGAGAGCTCCTGCTTTATTTAAAATAATGTTTTGAAGCCCTACGATTGCGTATTGGTCAAGATCGCATTTGATTGCCGTTGCGTCTCTAATAACCTGTTTGTCAGAGCCGAATGTTACCATCAATTGAACGGTTTTTATGTTCTGCCCATCACCCATAATGCCACCGGCAAATTTTGTTCCAACGCTTTCGACCGGAAGTCCAATGATGTTTCCGTTTGAAAGCCTTGTGCCGAGAAGGATGCCGCCGTCAAGAAGTATAAATGCGCGTCCGGTGTAACCATTAAGACCGAGCAATGATTTGGCACGGCATAATGTTGATACGAAATGAAACGTTGAGGTCAATGTTCCATCGCTTAGTTGTTCGGAATACCCATAGCCTGACAACGTTCCCGTTGTTGGCTCTGCGTATCCATCGTCCACTTGTCTGATTCCTGATACGGGAATTACTCTTTTCCCGTGATCATCTAATTGCGTTTTGTCCTGAAAAAACGCGCGGAGGTCATTAGCGTCTGTCGGCGTTATTTCAACCGATTTAGGCGCAAAAAACAGGGTAACGGGTTTGCTGAGCTTTATATCACAATCCGGTAACCCTGTATTAGCAACAATTAAACTACAAAAATTCTGATTCATTTTAAATACATTTTTTTAAGATTATTAAATTTAAATTTCTTATTTCGATAGCATCGAGGTTGTCGTTGAACAGGTTTGCCACGCCCTTGGTTGTTTCTACCAAGGCGCCGGAAACCAATGGGCGGTCTATCTTCTCGTGTGGAAAGCCGTTGTAAGACTTCATCAAATCGGGATTTTGCCCCAAGGATTTAATGAAGTTGGAGTAAATGGGATATAGTATGGGCTTAAATACCTTTTCGTATCTGTCTGCCGACCTGTATTCTGTTGCGCTGCCCGAAACGATAAGGAGTTGTAATGACACCTTCGTTTCGTATTGCTCGTCAATACCCATCTTCTCGGCGAAGTCCTGAAGCAGGAATATTGCGGGATATTTTTGTTTACGAAATTCCTCTGTCTTGGAGTACGACGTGAGTGTTTCGTTGATTTCACGAATATGACCGTATTGATAAAACACCTCTTTGCCTATCTCTTTTTGAGTAAGCAAAGATGCTGTTTTTACAACGTTGCCAATGAAATCTACGACCGCTATCATATCCCAAATTGATTTATCCGTTTAAAAATATCTGAGCGGTAATCAGGATTCATGTTGGGAAAATATCTCCCCGCCCATTCTGTAACAGATATGCTGTCGTCCACCATCTCATTCCAAGCACGAATCATCTTTCCGATCGGTGATACACGCTTTGCGTTTTCCGTCTCCGTTTCGCTTTCGCCGGAGCCGGAAGTTGCGCTGACGCTATCCCGTTGAAACCAATAGTATATGTAGTTGGCGCACGGTTTTTTGACCATATTTGCCAAATTTTTCCATTGTTCTTCCGGTTCGGGCTGCGAAATGGCATCCGCCAGTTCGTCAGCCAACGTTGCGCCAAGCAGACGGGACAGGTATTTGGGTTCATATTTCTCTATGAACTCGTCTATCACCGCTATAACGTCCGCGTGTTCCAACTGACCGAGTGATATTTCGGCTTGAAAATCTGATGCTTTGACTATCATTCTTCTATCTGTGTTTCGGGTTCTTCGACAACTTCTTTCGGTTTGATAACCTTTTCCTTTTTCGGTTTGATAACCTTTTCCTTTTTCGGTTTGATAACCTTTGAATCGAGGTTTACACCTGCGTACTTCGTGTCACCTTTAACCTCTGTGATGGTTATCAGTCCGATGTTGGCGCGGCGGCTGTTTTCCCGTGAGATTTTCATAATATCACAGGAATCGCCGGTTATAATGATGCTTTTCGTGTACATAACGCTTACGCTTTAATTGCATTCAAAACATCAGTCAGTTTACCGTAGGCGCAGGCAAACGGGTTGAACACTTGCAAAATCACTTCTTCCTGCGCAATGATTGCGACTTGGTTGGTTAATTTCGTTTCGACATCTTCCGCAAACTCTACCTCCAGAGAGGTGTAATCCACCAAGGAGACGCCTCTTTGCAGGTCGCCTGCAAAGAAGTATCCGGGCGCGACAGCCGTTGACTGCACGAGTGTACGTCCTGCGATGCTGTTTTCCTTAATAAGGTCGAGGTTGCGACCGGTGGTGTCTTTCAGTGTTTGGATTTCAAATACCGTTGACGGGTTCAACACGATGACATTCGGAGTGTACTCGCCATAGGTCATTATGGCAAATATTGCTGCGATGGCATCAACCAAGTTAGGATCCGCTACTTGGTTGTAGAAGTTGTTCTTGACGGTAAACGCCAATGCTTCAATCTCGGTAGTCGTAAGCGCTGTGTATGCAACGTCTATGGTGATTTTCCTGTCGTTGTATTTGTGAATCATGTTTGCAGAAAGCAACACGCTTCCAACAGGTGCGCCGGTGAATGTAATCATCTGCCCCTCTTCGATTTTTGCGAATGGGCTGTTGAAGGTAATCATCGTTTTTGTACCGCCGTCGTAGGATTCTACGGAAGCCACATCGCCGGCAACGCCGGTAACGATAACGCCCGTCAGCCAATCAACGATATTCAAGCAGCGTTTTGCGATTCCGGAAAGGTTATCGCCATTCCCGTCGCCAAACATGATTTGGAAGTCTTCGGCTTGGCGCACCCACTGCGGCAACCGGTTGATGAGGTACGAGCGCAGATACGTTCTTGATTTCAAAAGGCGGTTCGACACCATGAGATACGTACCGATGCGTTTTGTGCCATCGGTTACTTCTTTGAGTTTGAACGAAGATTGCGGAAGGCGTCCGTTTTCAGATACCGTTGCGGCGTTACGGTTCAATTCCACGACTTGCGCATACGTGATGTTCGGGTACGCCGGATCGCCTTGGTCAATAGTCAGCACATCACGAAGCGTTACCCTGCGTTCTGGCACTTCGTCCTCTAAGCGGGTTGTCTGTTGCGAGATAAGGATGTCACCGGAGTAATCATCTGTTAGGCTGACAACGTCTTTCAGACGTATTTTGCCCGACTTTTGAACCTTGCCGTCGCAGAAATCCCTTACTTTCGGGTGGTCGAGGATGGCGTCAACGGCTTTTTCTAACCTTGAGCCGCCGCCAATCTTGAATCCCTTGTCTCGCATTTCCTTCACTTCCTTGCTTATAGCCTTTATCGTTTCTTCCATTGCGCTTACCTGCCCTGAATACTCCTCTTTGATTTTGTCTTTCAGTTCATTAATCTTAGCATCCAAAGCAGCCTCGTCAATGGTTCCTGCGGCAAAGTCCGCAAACGCCTCTTCGATAATTTTCATAAGCGCCACATCCTCGTCCGATAGCGTTACACCGTCATCCTCGGCTTTCTTTTTCATCTTTGCAACAAACGCAAGCGGCGCCACCGCCATCGTCGTCGCAAAAATACCCCCCTTTACGGGTTCGGAGAACACACACATCGTCGCTATCAGTAAAAGAATACCGGTGGCGATCCATTTCATACGATTGTTAAAACGCATCTTTGCGCCCAACAATCCACCAATTTTTTTTGATTTTTTCATTGTAAAAAACGTTTAATGATTTATAAATAAATTAATTATGCTTTTAAAAATTTCTTTCCCAATCCTTTCAGTCCGGTAAAGGACTTTTCTTCCGTTGCTGTTTCAACGACATCAACACGGTGTACCTGATTGTAACATTTCGGGCAATACACGTATCTAACAAGGTCTTCGATGCTTTTTGTTTTCATCGTTTTCTGCTTCTGTATGATACTCATAACAGGTTGCGCTACTTCCGGCTCCAACTTATGCACCTCTTCCCACACAACATCATCTATCATCCATTGCGCATATCTCGTTGCCGATTCAATGATGTTTTCTTCAAATGAAACCTCGTGAACAGAGTTATAGTCGAACACCAATCCACAGTACGGACATTTTACGATATTTTCGCCAAGCACTGCTTTTTTGAGCAAGTTTAACGACTTTTCAATGGTCTGCAACCGCTCGTCGGAATAGTTTTTCTTCAATGCCTTTTCGAGCATTTTTATTTGCTCGTCGGTGGTTGCGTTTTTCATCTCAAGCAACGGGGTATTCGGGTTTGCGCCCCATGATGTGAGCGTGGAATATTCCCACAGTTTCCATTCTAAAACCTCTTTCGTGTTCGACTTGTTACGAATGACGTCCTCAACACCGACAGAGTGCTCCAATGTCCTGCCGTATTCGGCATACAGTTCGTAATCCGACAGGACGTCGAGGCATATCTGCTTTTTCATGTTCAACTGTGTAGACATCTTTACCAATCCATTTTCTTCGTATCCTGATATGGGTACGCCGAGCAGAATTGTTTGGTTGTGGTTCAGGTACCACTTCACCCTGTCAATGTCGTTCTTCAGGGTTTTGTTGAACGATCCGGGCATGGAAATGTCGCCGTCCGCGTCTTCGTTACCGATTGCGTTGATAGCAATGAGCAGACGACCCTCTCTGGTTACGTCTTCGACTTTTTCGCTGATGCTTTTAAATATTGGTGCCATTTTGTTGTTGATTTATATTGTTCATTCCTGATAATCTTTCCGCTTCCTCTTTGGTTCTGTTGAACAACTGCTGAAGCGCCTCGCTTTTCTGTTCCGGCGTCATCACGGCATCTGTCATTACGGCTATCATCGCCTGCGTTCCGCCGACGCCAAGTTTTTCCGCTAATAAGACATCCTGACTGTCCGTGTCCGTTATTTTCTTATAGCCTATCAATTCGCGTTTTTCATTGATACTTAATGTTTTCAATATTTCTGGCTGCACGAGGTTCAACTCTTTTGTAATCATCCTGATTCTGCCGACCTCGTCCGGTGTCATGGAAAGGATATATTTGTTGAAAATCGGATTATCCACTCTTTCACCGCCCAACTTTGCAATCCAATCATTCAACGTGATGACGCTACTCCAAAAATTCGTTTTACATGCTTCCGTCAGTGTTTTTTCCGTCTCCGCCTCCATCTTTTTGTCGGACTGCAACACGGGGATATGCTTGAAGTCAACATCCAAATACATCCCGTCTTTTTCAAGCCCCAAAAACTTATTGAGCGCCTGTACGAGCATGTTGGCGTGAGGAATGATGACGTTGGAGTAGAAGCCTATTTCGGAGTTGTTTTGGTTTGAGAAAGTGGACTTATCCCGTCTTGGTATCAAGTCCGGCGGTACTTCAAAAATGCCTGCTATCTGTATCGCGTCCTCTAAACTTTCATCGAACGGTTTCAGTTCTTCGATAGACATGTTGAAACGAAGAAATTCGATCGGAAGTTCCGAAATCATTATCGGAGACTTCCCATTGGTCATTCCGTATGTGTCGTAGTAGTCTTTTTGTATGTTTTCTTTTTCCGTTTTCGTCAACGCAACGCTTCCTGAATCATCCGCCTTTTTACTTACCAATGCTCCCAACGCACCACGCTTGACATATATCGCGTTCCTTGCTTCGTATGACGCTATCAGATTGCAAACCGGATATTTTTTCTCTTTCAACCGGCTGCTGCCTTGTATGTAGGAATTGTCAAATTTCAGAGATACGTCTTTTATTGACATCACGCTGTGCGGCTCGATAATCATGGATTGCTGCCCGTGTTTCAGTTTGTAGTTTTTGATGATTTCGGAGATGTTTTCGGCGGTGAATATCTTTGGACTGTGTTGCAATACCATCTCAACATGTTGGGATGGCAACACGGAGTAGGTGTCGCAGTATTTCCATCGGCTACCCGACAACGCACCAAATCCGGTATCGCCATACAGGTATGAATACCCGCAGACGAGTTTGTAAAACATCATCATCCTGACAAGTTCTTTGAAGGTATATAGCGGATTCGGGTTCGACAGGAATTTGTTTATCTTTTCGTTGTCATAGATGATGCCGTCCGTCTTGGAATCTTTGAGTTGGAAGTTGCCGTTTGCAACACGTGTGGCAATAGATGATACGGGAAAGAATATCTCGGACACGGAGTTACACAGTTCAACCATGTTTTGCATGATTACACCTGCATTGAATACACCGAGATATTTGTCAATGTTATTGTCAAATTTAAAACCGGTGATGTTTCCGGTTTCTTTATCTCGGAGTATTTCCGTGCTTTTTCGTTTCAAATATTTTAACAACGGTATCATGCCGCAAAAGTAGTACGATGACGACCACGTCTCGCTGCCGTTGAAAACTTTTTATTGCTCTAATAATCCGTTGCGTCTCAAATAGATAGAGACGTTTGCGAGGACGTCGGGGATGTCGTCTCGTTGGTCTTTTACCCCTTTCATGTACTTTGTCAGCATGTCAACAGACTTTTTGTACTGCGGCAACTTCTCGTAATCGCTACGGAAGCAGAAACGTTTTTTGATAAAATATGCCTGCGATGCAATCTTTTCTTCTTTGTTTTTCGTTTCGTTGATTATCCGAATATCAATGTTTTCATTCTTTGCCCAAATGCCGCTGCGGATGTCCTTTGCTGTTTGTATCCATCCGCCGTTGCCCTCAATTTGTGAGTATGACGGCTCTTTGTTCAATGCGAGGTCTATTGACGCGGGTATGTTATACTCCAGTCCCGTATTGTTGCAGATAATATCGTCAATGTAGATAATTCCATTTAACAGGTACCCGAACACACCGGCGAAATCATCGCCTCTGTCGGCAGGATCAATGAAAAATACCGAATAGTTTGTTTTGTCGAACTTAAACAGTTCCGGGTTATAGAAACTGAGTTCGGATTTTGGGAACAATTTGCCTTTTTCGGAAACGGGGTTCTGTTGATATTGGCTCTCAAAGGTGTATTCGTCGCTTTCTTTCAACTTCAACAGTTCCGTTACAGGCATCTTGCTTTCCCATATTGATTTGTATTCTCCGTTCTCTACGTATAGCGACGGAATACTTAGTACATCCCACTCTCCGCCATCTTCCTTTTTACCTTCAATGTCGAGAATGAATCCGCAAAAATCGTTTGGGTGCAATCGTTGCCCGATGATGATAATGGGGGTATGAATGCTGTTGATACGGCTTTTTATGGTGTTGAGGTAACGGCGATTTATCTTTTCCCGTAGCGTATCGCTGAAAGCATCATCCGGTTTTAACGGGTCATCTATCAGGATTGCACCATTGAAAAGGCTTGTTTTTACGGGAATAAACTCGTCAATGTCCTGCAACTCTCTGTCCGTGATGTTGTCTATCTCACCGGCTCCGAAACCGGTGATGGCACCGCCCGTTGCCACTGAATAGATGCCGCCGCCTGCGGTGGTGTACCATTTGTTTTTTGCCGTTGATGAAGTTCGGATTTTCAAATACGGGAATACTTTTTGATGCTCTTCGTTCCGTATGAAGTCGTCTCGGATAGATTCGGAGTTGTCGAGTGCTAATTCGTTTGAGTAGGTGAGATGGATAAACTTTGACGCCGGATTGATGGCGAAACCGCACGATATAAAGTTCTTTACCGCCAACTCTGTTTTGCCGCTGCGTGGGAATATGTTTATCATCAGTCGCGTGATTTCACCGGCATACACCCGGTTCAAAACCTCGCCGATTTGTGTATGGTGATGTGATTCGATATACCGCTTCTTGAACCGTTTTTCAAAAAAATAACGAGTGTACGTCATTATATCACTCGTTAGTAACGATTCAAGAAACTCCCTCTCTGTTATTTTACCGCCCATTGCTCCAATATCTCCTTTCGTTTTTCCGGCGTCAATGGCGCTTCAAATAGTTTTTCGCCGCCGCTGGTGATGTCCGTGCTTTGGCGGTTTTTCCAATTCTCCGGGTCTCGGTTGGTGAGGGTGAAGATTATCAGCGTCGGGTTCGGCTGTATGTGTTTTTCGGTTTTGGTGTGTTCCTTGATTTTTATTTTTGGCTTTCCCGTCTCCGTCTTTTCGCCGGTGTCAACTGTTACCGTCTTTGTCTCAGTAACGGTGTACCCCTGCAACATCTTTACGAGCGACTTTTTCGCCTCAACTTGCAGAAATTCATTGAAATCCTCTTGGGCTTTTTTAATAGCGTCAAAAAACTCTACTTTTTCGGCTTTCCATTTGTAAAACAATCCCTCTGAAATACCAACATTTTTACAAATCTCGGCAATAGTATAACTGTCCCCTCGTATAAGAGAACATATCCGGTCAACTATTGCTTTGTTGTACTTTGCCATGGTTAATCTTCCTCTGCATCTATTAACGAATCCGCAATGTCAATACAATTTTCCAATTCATTGACCACCGCTTTCAACTCTATGAATTTGCGTTTATCTACAGCTGTTGCGGGCATCTCTTTTTCAATAACAAGTTCTATCTCTTGGAGTTGCGTTTTTTTCCGCTCCAGCCTTTTTTTGATTACTTTTTGGAATGTCATAAGCATTGATTTTTTCATGTCGAAATATTTTTAAAATTTCGACAAATGTAGTTAATTTTCTTTAAACAGGTCGTCGTCGGTAAAATCCAACGCCGGATATTTTGTTTTTATGTTGCTCAAATCGCCTTTGTAGAACACGAGTACGTTTTGATGATGCTTGCCTATCTTCCGGCTGTTGTTGAAGCTCCGCGCCACACGCATTGCCAAACTGCATATCTGATTTACGAGAATCATCTCGTTGTAATAGACAAGTCCACAGTCCTGAAAAGCCTTTATGGTATCTGATACGAGGTTATAGTATGCGCCCTTTTTATCTCTTACTTCGCCAACGACGAATACGGCGAAACTGTCGTCTTTGAGCATGTCGCAACTTTTTTTGATGATTTCTCTGTATGTTTTAATGAATTTCGGATATGACATGTTCGACAGGTCTCTCGGATCGTCGGAGTAAACTTCTAAATCGGCATACGGTGGGCAGGTGAATAGCAGGTCAAATTCTGTTTTGGCGAATAACCTGTCAATATTTCGGCTATCCTCGCACGC